TACATTGTCCTGGCGCGCAGTGGACATCGCTATGAAGCGCCGCGCGTCGTCGATCACCGCCGGCAGGTTCTCGGGCAGAACGGCAAACATTTCCACCTTGGGATCTTGCTGCGGCTCGAAGCTGACTTTTATGACGTTTTCACTGGTCATGCGTTCACCCTAGATATGGCAAGCGTAGCCGCAGGAGTAGCTGGCGCAAATGCGTTGGCCGCGTGGTGCTGCAAGCTGCCCTGCGTCCCGTCTGTAGCCCAATACGCTTCAAGGTAATCACCAGCGTTCACATTAAAAATTTGAGTGCGAGATATAATCATTGTCGCGTTGCTCTGGTGCAGGGTGTTTTGCATTGCACTATCAACAATATCCACTCCGTTTAACCGTGGCCAAAACCAAAAGTTGACCGTGGAGCTAGACGACGAATGCGTTTGAGCCGTAAAGCTCAGTGTGTACGCGCCACCTTCAGTGAAAACAATGCGGGACGCTGGAGTGCCGAGCGTAACGCCAACGCTGCCAGCCATGATTGAAAACGTCAGCGGGTAGGCTGTGTTGGATGATGCTGCGGTTACGTCGGACGTAATCTCAAGGTGAGCCACGCCGTTGGCCAGCACAACCTGCCGCCACTCTCCGTTCTTCGATACCACTGGGTAGCCGTTAATCCGGTCCCACAGCAAAACGCCATCCTCCGCCGCCGACACGGACGCATCCTTGGCGTCAAGCTGGTTGAGAGCCCTGCCAAGATAACGGCGCAGGTTTTCCGCCCACGCCGCTAAGTCCACTGTGATCGGCGGAACAACTCTCATCGACGCCCACCCTGCCGCGCGTCAAGCCGCATGATGCCGACACGCCAATCAGTTGCAACGCTTCCCTCAACACGCATCCGCACCTGACGCCCCTGAAAGCGCACAGGTGTCGGGTTGCTCATGCTGAACGGCCCGTATTCGCTCTCAGCGCCGTTGGGGTAAAAGCGCGTCTTAAACGTGGCAGTCACATCGCCCTGCGTTTTCTCGTCTGGAATAAGCTCGACCACATTCATAAGGTTGTCGCCAGCGCCAATGGAGATCGGCCCGGTTTCAGCGTATGGAGTGCTTGCGCCGTAGTTGTAGCCGATTTCATGCTCATACAGTGTGCCGTCACTTGCAATGAACATTGGGTAACGGAATACGCCGCGATCAACACCAGCGGTTCGATCCATCTCGCCTGTGATCCAGATGTTTTCAACGAAGTCATAGGCAACGTAGCGGTCGCACTCAAGGCTATCTGCGCTTGGGTAGAACCACCAGATTTCGTTCCACGCGCTGTTCACCACGCAAGAAACTTTTGACCGCTGGTCGCTGTTGATGTCGCTAAATACATAGTCGGCTACGTCACACGGGATGCTTTGCACCCTGCCGCCGGAGTAAACGAAGAACCCACGCAGACCCATCCAGATCACGCCGTTGTCAACAGACGCCGCCGCACGGGCCGCTATAAGCCCACAGGAGGTGCCAACACGCTCCACACCATAAACAAATGGCGGACCCTGATATGTCAGGCTGTGTGCGTCTTCTGTGGTCAGGATAAGCGACTGTCCGCGTGTGCGAAGCCCGGCGAGGATAACGCCGTTGGTTTGCAGGTTTATGTCGCCAGCCTCGTTTGTAGCTGCTGGCGTCCAAGTTGTGTTGTCTTCGCGGTCTGACCACTGCACCTTGCGAGGATCGCCATCAGCGCCAAAGCACACGACGAAACGCTCTTCCGTCACCATCATGCCAGTGCAGTTTGTTGGCGCGTTTGCGATCAGCGCAGCGTCAGTCAGAACGTCACCCTGCCACTCGTACAGCTTGCCATCATCGTATGACATGGCCAGCAAGTATTCGCCCCAGTTTTCAAGGGACCAAGTTGTGGCCGGGAGAATGGTTTCGGTGTCAGCGCGTGGCAAGCCGTATTCTTCGTTGCCGTAAAACCCGCCGCCGTATGCCGTGTTGATGTTAGCGTCGATGCGACCAGCCGTGAGGCCGGCGGGCGTGATGTCAGTTGCAGTGCCATTTGCGTTGATAACGTACAAGCTATTGTACGTCCCCGCAGCAGTCTGGCGGAGGCCGTCATTCTCTTCCCACGCAAGCATGGAGCGGACAACGCCGTTAAGGTCAACGGACGCGCGTTGACGCCAGCCGCCAACAGGACGCAGTGCATCTTCGTGCCAGCGGACTAAGTTGATGTCCCGCCAGCGGCCCTGCGACATGAGATCAGTGCCGTTGCGATATTGCCCTGCTGGTAGTTTGAGAGGAATTAACGGCATTTGCCTTTCCCCTTACGCGTTCAGAGCGTCAAGGTCATCCCAAACACGTTGAGCGTGAGCAACGGCATCAAAGGCAACCGTTGCGTCAGGGTCATTCGGATCAGGGTCAGTCCAGCTATTTGCTGTCGCCTCTGCCGCCAGATACGTCTGGAGATCGGCTTGGGACGCAAATACCGTGATCGCGTCAGATGTGTCTGCTCCGCCTGCGGAGATGCCGATCATCATCCAGTCCTGCGGTGAGGCAGTGTTTGGATCAGCAACCGCGTACATTCCGCCAGTTGACTGAGGAACTCCAAACGTCAACCACGTTGGGATAGTCCCATCCGCTTCAAGGCGGTACTTTACTACTTTATGAGCCATCAGTCTGGTCCTCTATTTGCGGGGTGTTAGTCAAAGATGTTCTGTCGAGTATATCAAAACCACGGCTGTTTGCAAAGTCGCCGGGGCAGTGCGCCCATTTATCTGCACAAGCCGTAAGCCATTGCACCGTGTGGTGATGCTCGGGAGCCTTGCCCTCTTTGACAAGCTCGTTCTCCCAGTTGAGATAAGACATAACTTCAAGCTGCGCCTGTGCTGCGTTGATACCAAGGTCAAACAGGTAGATCATGTTGCCTTCGTCAATCACGCCGTTGCGTGGACGGGCAGAGTTGAGCGCCTGTTTCATGCAGGTCATGATGTGATACTTGATTTCCTCAAGCTCGTAATCTTCCTCGGTCAGCTCATCCTTGCCAATCTTCTTCATCAAGTTGTCGTACTGATTGGTGAAGAAGTTCAGCTTGCGGACAGCCGCTTCGACATAGCCACGAGAGCTTGCAGCATTGGCTTGCTTCTCGTTGATCTTAATCTCTAGCATCTCGCGCTCAAGATCGTCGGTCTCGTTCTCTAGCTGGCGCTCCAGCTTCTTGAGCTTGACCTCTTCCTTCTTCATACGGAAGTAACCCTCTTGGAGAGCGGCTTTGGTCTTCTCAATCTCAGCAAGGCTATGCTTCACAGAGCGGATTGGCGTGATTGCAGTCACGTCCAGCGTCACGCTCATCATCTGAGAGTGCGACTTGTAGAAGTTGCTAGATGCCTGAGCAATTGCAGGAGCTTTGTCGGCAATGTTTGCCAGCATCGACTTGTACTCAGGCTTCGCGCTTGGAAGCTGAATGTTTAGGTCCGTCGTTGCTAGAGCCGTTTCTTTCACTGTGTCTTTAGGCATGGTTTTCTCCCGTTATCATGCTGCTATACCGCCGTGTACATTAGAGCAAGCTGCTAGGTCGTTGTCAGAAGACAACAGGTCTCCAAAGTCAGTGGCGTTTCCAGCACTGGCTATAGTTACATAGTCAATGACGTTGCTTAGTGACGTTGTGCCGCCTCCCGTGACCCCTCTCGTGGCTGAAGAAGCGCCTGCCACATAGTCTCGCGCAACTGTAAGGTCGCCAAAGTCAGTGGCATCTCCTGTACTTGCAATAGTGACGTAATCCATCACATTGACAGCAGCGTTAGACCAACCCCCCGAAAAAACAGCGCGAGTTGAGCTTGAAAAAGCGCACAAGTAACGTCTCCCCGTGCCAGTGCCGGGAGTAGCAATTAAATTACCAAAAGTAGTGGAATTACCCGTGGAAGCAATAGTAACATACGTTATGTTTCTTCTTGGGCTGAGATTAGTATCTCCACCTCCACCAAACAACCCTCTGGTAGTAGAGCCTGCGGCCCCCATTCCTGTCGTCACGCCTTGACTGAGATCACCAAAATCAACAGCCGACCCAAGAGAAGAAAAGGTGATGTAGTCTATGGTGTTATACTCAGTGCTGCCGCTGTTGCCTCCCCCGATAACCCCGCGAGTGCTGTTAGACACAGCCGCTGGATACTCTCTTGCTAAGGTCAACTCCCCAAAGTAGGTGGCGTTTCCCCCACTGCCAAAGTTCACACTGTACATAGAGGCTTCAGGGCTGGTTGACTTGCCTCCCATAAAGTGCGCAGTAATAGAGGAACCACAAGCAGCCATTCTTTGACGCAGGACAGGTAAGTCACCAAAGTCAATGGCATTTCCCGTGGTGGCTATACCTATAGATTGAATTACGTTGGAACCGGCAGTGCCTCCACCTGCAAAGAGTGCTTGAACAAGCGCATTCCCCGCCGTAGGCCAAAGCCCTGCCTTGCTATACGCAAAGGCTTCCGCAAGTGACCACACGCCCGGTGCTGCATCGTTCTCATATGGCCCAGAAGGCGCTGTCGGGTTCTGCGTGATGATGTTTCCGAGGTAGCGTTTAGTCATTACTGAAGCCCTCCGTGATTATTCCCAGTACCCGCGCAGTAATACACCCCAGACTGGGTAAGATCACCAAAGTCTGTAGCGTTTCCAGTTGACGCTATCGTAACCTGCTCCATGCGATCAGTAAAATGTGTGCCTCCCGCAAAAACAAGTATTAGATTGTTTGAAGCAGTCGCATAAGCGCCTATTGCGGATAACATATCACCAAAGTCTGTAGCGTTTCCTGTGGATGCTATCGTAACATAATCAATAACATTGCTGTTGCCACCACCCGACACACACCTTGTGGAGCTTGCTCCGCTTGAAAGATTTTGCCGCGCCACAGTCGCATCACCAAAGTCTGTGGCATTACCTGTTGAGGCAATGGTTATATAGTCGATAGTATTTACGGCTGAGTTTGAAATATTCCTACCAGCGTAAAACAAACCACGAGTTGGGCTTGATGCGCCCCCTAGTTGATTTCTAGCTACCGTCAAATCACCAAAATCTGTAGCGTTTCCAGTTGAAGTTATCGTAATATACTGCATATTATTATAAGCATTTGAGGATGAGTCATACCCCCCACCCCAAACACCTCTAGTGGAATTAGATAAACCCGCCAAGTACCCAAGGGCTTTATTTAAGTCTCCAAAATCAACAGCGTTTGCTTGAGTTGCCCATGTGATATAATCAATAGTGTTTTGAGCAGTCGCGCCAAA